AAATCAATATCGAAAATGTCTTTAAACCTGCCAAGTGGACTAGCGGAAATACATTATCATTCTTAGACACTTCTACACTGTTTGCATATGACTCTGCACCGCTTAAATTTGATCTACAAGATATAGTATATTCTTTTGCACTATGTGACTAATAAAAACTAAAAATGGCAACATATAATTTAAAGTACAATAAAGACGATTCAGTTATCAGGCACATTATAATTGGCCTGCTAGCTGATTTAAATAGTAAGCTTAGTTTTTGGAGACAAGTCTCTAATGACGAACGTGCTATTATAGACGTGCCATTTTTCTATGCAGTTGCAGGAGATGAAAACTTTGTCAAAGATAACTTTTTATTTTCAAATGTAAACGGAGAAGGATGTGATCCTGACGGAGCATTCGCTAATGGTAATTATGATAAAGTACCAAGGGGTATTGTCAACTTAACTTCATTTTCAGTTGATCCTGGAAAACTAGTCAATAAGAGAAATCTAGGTAATTATACCATGATGAACAATGAAGGTTTAATGGAAGGTTATGTTGCAGAATTTGAAATGATACCATGTGTCATCGGTGTAGATATAGAAGTTTTATTATCTAGTCAATTAGACATGTTTAAAGTTACAGAATCTATTATCAAGAACATGTACAAGGCAAACTTCTTTCATGTCGATGCAGGTCATATGGAAGATGGAATGTACAGAATAAGTTCTGAGTATATGATGCCAGATGATTATTCACAAGAACGTCCAATAGAATATGGATTTGATGATAAAGAAAATCATAAAATTACATTTAGCTTAGAGATTAATACATTTATACCTTCATTTGATTTCGAAGATGATATTTACACTAAATATACTAGATCGGTTTATTCTGGTGGAATATCCGGTAATTATGGAGATCCTAATTTGGTTACTTTAAATCCATCTGAAATATATGATGGGGATATACCTAGCCCACTAACATATTGTGATCGTGACGGTAATATTTGGACATGGAACGCAGCTTCACAATCGTGGATAAAAACAGGGTTTGACGCAGCATGTGATATAAATGGATTAGGAAAACTTTTAAATACCAATTCTCAATTATTGAGAACTTCTAAGAGAAGAAAGAACTCTAATAGAATATTTAAATTTACTCAAACAAGTGATCAGCCTACAGGAACACCAGATAAGGATAAACCGCTATTCGGTGATGTAAATGACATATCATCTACTGATCTCCCATTCAATGAATAAACGAAAGATATATATAAAAAATTAAAAAACACAAATGGCAAAATTAAACAAAGGAATTATTTCACCCGTTATCGAGTCTGGTAATGGATTTGTATTTCATGCAAGTGGACAAAATTTCAGAATGACAGGAAGTCATATAGAAATAATCTCTGATATTTCAGAAGATTTTAAATCATTGGTTAATGCAAACGAAACGTTTAATATCACTAACGAAGGTGTTTCATTTTATTATGATTATAACAATAAGAAATCTATTTCTAAGGTTAATGAATCTGCAATAACGAACTTTGAAACATTAGTTGATTTAAACAAAAAGATTGAATTCTTAAACGAAAATATTAAATCATATACGGTTGCAGGTAAAACTAGCGCAGTGAATGAAGTAGAAAAAGAACTAGCAGTTTTAGAATCTACCAAATTAAATTTACTTACAAAATCAATAGTTGTTGCACTATCATATAATGTATCTGAGAACAAATACTATGCGGGTAATATTGAATTAGCATTTTCACCATCAATAGCATTATCAGAATCTATGTTAGCTGCAGCTTATATTAGATATGAAGATAAAGGAATGATTAATTTATTTGAATTTGCTTCTAAAAACTTTAAACACTACAATGCTTTAGAATTTATTTCAGAATCTAAAGACGGAGATGTTACTGTATTGGCAATGAGAGCTGATAACAATATGTTTGTTTATAGAATTAACGAAGCTACTAAAATTGAAAAATTCACTAAATTATTAGCAGACGCCGCAATTGAGTATGTTGCTGAAAATACAGGAACAGATATCACACCAATGGTTGAAGATATTTTAGAATCTTATAAAGAAAGAAGAGCTGCTAAAAACTCTAAAATCCAATTAATGCATGAAATGATTGCATTCTTAAAAGATCAAAAGGGTAGATTATCAGAAGCTAATAGAAACTTACCAGATATCAAAGCAGCAGATCAATTATTGACTTCTGAAATAGCTAGAATATCTGAAGAATTAACAGGTATCCAAAATGAAGATTTATTAACTAAAGAAGATGGTTATGTTGATGCAGAAACTATAGTCGATGCAGAAGATTTACCTAAAGGCACCAAAGTTAAGGTTGATGCATTAGAATGGACAGGTCAGGGAAAATCAGATATACTAACGGTATTTATTGATGACAATCCAATGAGAGTAGAAAAGAATAAACTACAGATTTCTTCTGTAGATTCTATTTAACATTCTATTTAAAATTTAAATTGAAGCCCAATTGGAAACAGTTGGGCTTTTTTTAGTATAAGGTTAAATACATTATAACAATGGCAAAAAAGAAGAACTACTTAAATAACAAAGACCTTTACAACGAACTTGTAAAATCAAAGGAACTAGATAAATTAACACCTACTGCTGAGAAGATGTTGGTGCTTTTAGCAGAAAGAACTATCAATAAATTGAACTACGTTAATAGTGATGATCGAGACGATTGTTTACAGTTTGCATTATTAGATCTTTTAAAATATTGGAGAAACTTTAATCCTAAATACCCAAACGCATTTGCATATTTTACAGAGATTGCAAAGAGAGGTTACGCCAAGGGATGGAATAAAATTCACCCACAAAAATACAAAGGAACTCTATCAATTGATCGCATTTCAACTGGAAGTGATGGTGAAAACGGTGGAATGTTTAACATATAGATGTCAATAAAGAACTTAAAACCAAGTGGCAACTCAGGATTCATACAAGGCTATTATAACCCAATAAATCCAGATAAGTATATCGGTCCAACACCGATCATTTATCGTTCCTCGTGGGAGAGAAAGTTCTGCATCATGTGTGATAACAGAGATGACGTGATTAAATGGTCTAGCGAACCTGTTGAAATAAAGTATATGTGGTCATTTGATAAAAGAGAACACAAATACTATCCTGATTTTTATATGAAAACTAGAGGATTAGAAGGTGAAGAAGAGTTTTTGGTTGAGATTAAACCAGAAGCACAAATAACAAAACCAAAACCACCAACTAAGAATAGTCAAAAGGCACTTAAATCATATAAATTTCTTGCAGAGCAGTATATAAAAAATAGAGATAAATATAAATATGCTAAGGCATGGGCGGAAAACAGAGGTTGGAGGTTTATTGTTTTAACAGAAAAATCTCTTAAGTAATGGGTCAAATAAAGAAAGATATAGATAATTTGAGTAAAGAAGCTGGTGGTAAAATAAAAGCCAGAAAAACTGCTGAAGAGTGGTTTGACAAAGCGTCTAAATCTATTAAAGATAACTCAGTTGCTAATCATAGTAAACCATTCAAAGTGGGTATGATACATGTTTTCAGATATGAAAAACCTAAACATATAAAAACATTAGAATGGTGGGATATGAATCCAGTGGTATTAGCACTAGATCCACATGACAGCGGGACAGATGTTGGTATTAATCTTAATCTATTACCAGTACAAGTTAAAGAGGACTTACTAGATATGATTTATGATCGTATGAAAGGACAAATCAAATCAAACGCTGGTAGAGCTAAAGAGAATAATGCAATTACACAAGGTCAAATTAATTTGATATACAAAGACGCTGTAAAATTTTTAAGACAATATGGATTTGACTATGCAATTAGACAATACATACCTCAACTAAAAAAAAATCAAAAAGTGGTTTCTTATGAAAGTTGGGCAAAAATAGCACTTTGTGATTTCCAGGACTTAAACGGTGTTGGCATAAACGAGGTAAAGAAGCAATTTAGAGAGCATCTAAAAACGCGTTCAAAAAGAAAAGATATATAAACAGAACATAATAATATAGTAATATGGCAGGATTTAACGATAGAAACGGACCATTGAGTAATGGATCAAAGCCTTTTAGCATTTCAAATGCATTAAAGTCTTTATCCTCGTTCGGTATGCGCTATGATGATTTAGTCTTAAGACAGTCTCAAGCAATTGGCCCAATGGAAGCAGAAATTGGCTTTGGTCAGATGAATCCATTTGGTGTTGACAGTGATGACATATACGGAGCATTTGCTGCGATGTCAATGACAGATACCAATATGAGATCAAACATTCCGTTTTTCGATCAATCATATGAAGGTAAACGAGATGAACTTAGAAAGTTCTCATTAAATGATGAAGTAGAAGATATTTTAGATATTCTTTGTGATGAAACTATTGTATATGATGAGAAAAACTTCTTTTGTTATCCAGAGATTTTAGGTATTGATATATCAGATGATGTTGATAAGGACCTTAACAAATATTTTAGACAAATATATCACTACTTTGGTTTTAACTCTGATCAATCAGCATGGTACTTCTTTAGAAAATTCTTAATTGATGGTTATCTTGCATTTGAAATTATTTATTCCCCCGACCAAAAAGAAATTATAGGTTTTAAAGAATTAGATCCTATCACACTTATACCAGGTTACAACCACGATGATGGTAAGAAAGTATGGGTACAATATAAAGATGATCCAGTTAAAGAGAGAAAGTTATATGATTCACAAATTGTGTATATTTCATATTCATCTATAACTACAGCATCTAGAGTTTCATATATTGAGAGATTAACAAGAGCATTTAACTTGTTAAGAATTATGGAACATACGAGAGTTATTTGGGCAGTTACTAATGCTTCTTTTAGAATGAAGTTTGTAATACCTGTCGGTGGTAAATCTAAGACTAGAGCAAAACAATCTCTTTCTCAGTTAATGAATTCTTATAAAGAATCAGTTGATTTTGATTGGGAATCAGGTACACTAGCAACAGATGGTAAACCAATGTTACAATTTAGTAAAGAGTATTGGCTACCTTCTAAAGATGGTGAATCACCAGAAATTGAAACACTTAATAGTGAGGGACCAGATCTTTCAGATACTGAAGCACTTAAATACTTCTCAGATAAATTAAAACACGTTTCTAAAATTCCTTACTCTAGATTCTTATATGAAGATGGTGGTGGAGATTTTAACATGGCAGCAGATGGTATGATTAGAGACGAGATCAAATTTGGTAAATTTATCAAACGTCTAAGATCAATATTCATGGAAATATTATCTAAGCCTTTGTTTATTCAAATGTGTCTTAAATATCCTGAATTTACAAACGATCCACAATTTAAATCTCAAGTTGCATTAAGATTTAACGAAGAGAATGTATTCTCAGAATTAAAAGATATGGAATTAATGGAGAAAAGATTAGACTTCATTGGTACAATGAGAGACAGTTTGATGACAACCAACCAAGAAACAATGGAAGAAGAATATTACTTCGATCAAGAATACTTAGTTAAGAAATATCTTAAATTAAGTGATGATGAAATCAGAGGTAACGAAGCTGCTAAATCTAAATTGAAGAAAGCAACAGCAGAAGAACCAGAAGCTGAAGATCCATTCGCAATGTAAAGTATTGATTAAAAAAGATATATAAATTATGAAAATTATTAAAACATTTGAAGACTTCATCACAGAAGACGCACTAAGAGCCGGAGAAGATTCTAAAGTAATCATCGATGATATCACACTAGATTCAGGTCCTACTATTAGAGCAGCTGAAATATTAGGAGCTATTACAGCATCTATGACAGATGACGAATTTAGTCAATATTTCTATGAGACTTATGGTGAATCTGCATTCGGAGAAGGTGAAATAGACCAATTAGTGAAAATCTACAATGATAAGAAAACTGAAGATTTAGAAGCTGAAAAGGAAGCTGAAGAAGAAGAGGGTGAAGGTGAAGAAGACAGTGATGATCCACTTGCTGGAATGTAATAAGATATTTCAATAATAAAGTATGATATATATTAAAAATAGAAAAATAAAAAATTATGAATAACATTAACGATTTATTAATCGTCGAGATGTCGTCATCTGCTCTAAGTGTTACTACTTCAGAGAACAAGGACTATATTCTTGAAGGTATTTTTGGTCAAATAGATCAAAAAAACAAAAACAACCGTATCTATACGGAGTCAGAATATGTTCCACAAATTGAAGCATTACAAGCTAAAATTAGTGCTAGCAAATTATTAGGTGAATTAGATCACCCCGCTCAGTTCGATATTTCTTTGAAAAATGTATCACATGTTATTGAAGAGTTAACGTATGATAAAGAAAGTAAACAAGTAAGAGGACGTATTAAATTATTAGATACAGACGCAGGTAGACAAGCTAAGGCTTTAGTAGACGCAGGTGTTCCTTTACAAATTTCTTCTAGAGCTGCAGGTGCAGTTGAATCTAATGGACAAGTAAAGATCAAACAATTATTTACATATGATCTAGTAGCTGATCCAGGATTTGAGAATGCTGAGTTAAAGAGAGTTAACGAATCTTATGGTTTTGATAACGACGGTCTTTTATCTATATATGAGCTTAATTCAAAAGAAGAAGTTTCAAAAGAAAATATTAATCCAAACACACAAATAAAAGAAAATAAAAACATGGCAGAATTTGTAAAGTCTGAGGATTTCAATAAATACTCTGAGTATTTAGCCAATGAGATCAAGACGTTAAAAGAGTCGGTTGAAGCCAAAAACACAGAGCTTACAGAAGACACAACTTTAGAAAACCTAAAAGCACACAATAACACTGTTGTTGAAACAGTTAATAACTTAACAGAGTATGTTGGTTATGTTGCTGAAAAATTAGATGAGTCTATACAGTATACAGAACATGTTGCTGAAAAAGCTGATCAGGGTATTTCTTACTCAGAATCGGTTGCTGAAAAATTAGATCAAAACATTTCTTATACAGAGCATGTTGCTGAAGCAGTTACTAAAGTTAAAGATTTCGCTAACTATTTAGCAGAATCACATAATGAAGGTACTACATCACATACTACTTTATTAGAATATGTTGAATACTTAAAAGAAAACTTACAATCAGTTTCTGAATACGCAGAATACATTGCTGAATCTTTAAACGAAACAGTTGAAGAGGTTGCAGTTAATGTTGAATCTGAAGAAGCTGAAGAAGAAGAAATCGAAGCAGCTGATAACGTTGAAGGTGAAGAAGTAGCAAAAGAAGCTGGAGAAGACAACGAAGAAGTTGAAGAAGCTGAAGATCCTGCGAAAGATGCTGACGAAGCTGACGAAACTGAAGAAATTGAAAACATCGGTGATAATTCAGAAGAAGGTGCAGTAGCCAAAGATGGTGAAAACGCTGGTAAAGAAGTTGAAGAAATCGAAGGTGAAGAAGTTGAAGCTGGAGATAATTCAGAAGAAGGCGCAGTAGCTAAAGATGGTGAAAACGCTGGAGAAGATGCAGAAGATTTAGAATCTGACGCAGTTAAATCGGATTCAGATATTGAATCAGAAACTGACGCAGCTGAAGCTGGTGAAGGTGAAGAAGAAGCTGAAGGCGAAGATGGAGCATTAGATCCATTAGAAGCTTATAAGAATGAAATTTCTTCTAAATTAAACACATTGGTTGAAAACGCAACTAAAAAAGAAAATGAATCACCATCTTTCTTTAGAGTTGTATCTTCAACTACAAGAGAAAAGTATAATACATTATCTGAATCTGTAAAATCAGAAGTTAGAAACACTGTTTCTAAAAGAGGATTTATGACAGAATCTGAAATCGTAAAATTAATGAACAACTCTCAACTTATTGTTGAAAGCGCAGGTGTACAACCAGCATTCATTGCTCTTATGCCTACAGAATATTCAGCAGCATGGACTAACTTATCTGAAGCTAAACAAAATCAAATTATTGCACAAGCTAAATATCATACACTAAATACTGAGTATCAAGTTGCTAATTTCTGGCAAACTAGAGACTTAAGAGATACTAAAGTTGAAATGGAAAAAGTTGCAATGGTTACAGAATCAAAAACTGAAGAGCCTAAATCAACATTAGGATATGATGTTACTCCAGAAATGGCAGATGCATTCAAGAAAAGATTTAACAAATAAGAAGGATATATAATTACATATCGACGATAAAAGGGTGACAGAAGCAGAAAACCCATTAAATGTCGAGTTTTTAACTAAACAATAATAACAAACAAAAAAAACGATCATTAAAAAATGGCAAATTTATTAAACGAAGCTGAGATCAAGAATACATGGGCACCGATTATTTCGGAAGCTACAGGTATCAACGAATCTAGCAAATTAGCATGGATGTCGACTTACTGTCACAACCATAAACTATATGAAGACGCAAACATCATGTCTTTATCTAACAATCCTGGCCCAATGAACCTTACAGGTATGGGTGCAGTATCATTTCCTGGAAATGTAGGAGGTAACGGAGCGGCAGACGCAGCACCTGGTTCAGGTGACAAGTCTCCAACTTTATTACCATTAGCAATGCAAGTTGCTGCACAAACTATCGGTTTAGACTTAGTACCAGTAGTACCAATGGCTGGACCAATGGGATTATTGTCTTACTTAGACTTTACTTATGAAGGTGGAACTGTTGCCTTAGGTGGTACTGCTCCAACTTACATCAAAACTGATATCGCTAAAAAAGGTACTGACGAATTAGTTGGAACTTCAAGAATCGATGGTAAAAACATCATCAAAATTGTTGACGCATTATCTATAGTTGTTGGTGAAGAAGAAGCAAACATCGCTGCAAGATACGCTGACGCTGTATTGGTTGCTGCATTAGAAGATCATATCCCAGGATTCTCTGGAGCTGACGCTGCTGGTAAGCCAATGTCAAGAGAAGTTGGTGAAAGAACTGCTGATAAAGTAATGGGTCTTTCTTTATTCTCTAAAAGTGTTGCTGCTGAAACTTTCCAAGTTGCTGCTGCAGTTACAAGAGAACAAGTACAAGATTTAAAACAATTCGGTGTAGATGCTGTTGCTCAAGTAGAAGCAGTATTAACTAACGAACTAACTCAGTCTATTAACACTCACATTTTAACTAAAATGAGAGCAATAGCTGAAGAAGGTATCGGTACATTAGCTTTAACTTACGATAACGGTGGTAACACTTACGGTGATGTTAACAGAAGAGTTTTAACTAACATTCTTGCTGCTGCGAACTTAATCGCAAACAGAGGTAGAAGAGGTGCTGGTAACTTCGCAGTTGTTGGAGCAAAAGTTGCTTCTGCATTGCAATCAGTTGCTGGTTTCGTACCAAACCCAATGGCTAACACTTTCAACCAAGTTGCAGGTGCTATTTACCCATTAGGTTCTGTTGCAGGAGTTAATATCTATACTGATCCTAACCTAGAATGGGAAGGAACTACTCAACAAGTATTAGTTGGTAGAAAAGGTGATGGTAACGGTGCTGGATTAGTTTTCATGCCTTACTTAATGGCTGAATCAGTTCAAATGATTGCTGAAGGAACTATGGCTCCTAAAGTAGCAGTTAAATCTAGATACGCTCTAGTTGAAGCTGGATTCCATCCTGGTACTCAATACCAAAAATTCTCAGTTACAGGTTTACAATTGTAATCTTAAACTAGAATAATTAATATGAAAAGGTCATCTTCGGATGACCTTTTTTTTGTTTTAAACTTTCGTAAAATTAGGAGGATATATAATCTATTAACTTTATAATATAAAATAAAAACAACAAATATGAAACTTAAGTCTAAATTAAAGCTTTACGAACAATTCGTAAACGAAAACAACACCAAAGCTACAACAGATGTAGCTATTGATCAAACAACATCAACTGATACAACAGGTGAAGTTATAAGAACAGAAGTTATTAGAGATGTAGATACTATTCTTAATAATCTAATTGAATTATCTGACAGAATCGGAGAATCAGATTCAACCAACTTAGAAATAGAAAAATTATATGAAGAGTTATTTGAGTTAACAAACGTTACTGAACTTAATGAAGGTATTTTAGATTTTATCAAATCTCCTATTAAATTCATGAAGATTAAGAAAAATCTTAAATCATATCAAAAGGCGCTAGTACAAAAAGCAATTAACGATGTTGATTTCGCTAAGAAGAAACAAGCGGGTGATGCTGATGAGAAAGATAAAAAGAGAATGGAAACATTAAAACAAGCTAACGAAGCTAAAAACAAAGCGTTAGATGATCAATTATCTGCTATCACAGAAAGAATGACTGAATTATCAGGCGGAGACGAAGGTTTAGGTAAAGTTGTTTCTATTGGAAAAACTAAATCTAAATTAGCCGCGGCTAAAATAGTAATGAAAGCAACTTCAGGTGAAGAAGCAAAACAACTTAAATTAGAAATTAGTACTTTAGTAGATAGAATTTCAGATGATGAACAATCTCTTAAAGATTACGCTAAAAAAGCTGGTCCAGCTGATCATACAGATTCTGATGATCAATCAGGTGATAATGATAATGCGACTAGTCAAGATCAACTGGATGGTATAGGCGATGAAACTCCAGAAGAGAAAGAAGCTAGAATAAAGAAAGAAAAGACAGATAAGAATGCTCCTAAAATTGAAAAATTAGAAGGAAGCAAAACTAAAGCTAAAGAAAAATACGATGCCGTAGATGCAGGTAATAAGATTGAGAAAGCTAAAGCAAAAATTGAATTTGTAAAAGTACAATTAGAATTAGCTAAACTTAAAGAAGATGATGCAGAAGTAATAAAAGGTTTTGAAGACGAACTCGAAGCAGCTAAAGTAACAGCAAACCGTTCAGCACCACCAGCAGCAACTGGTAATACTGGTTCAGGCTCTGGTTCAGGCTCAGGCTCAGGCTCTGGTTCAGGCTCAGGTTCAGGCTCTGGTTCAGGCTCTGGTTCAGGCTCTGGTTCAGGCTCAGGTTCAGGCTCAGGTTCAGGCTCAGGTGGAGGTGTTCCGGATAATAACTCCATTTCTATAGAAGATGGTACGACTATTAATGAAGCTAGTTTAGGCGAATTAATGTCAATGACCGATGACGATTATGCATATCTAAAAGGAGAAGCTAAGAAACTAGGAGTTAAAATATCAGTTTCAACTGGAAAAGATTCAATGTACGATGATATGGGATATGATACATTAGCATTCAGTGGTGATAAAGCTGCTATTTTAAAACTAGCTAAAATTTCAGGCCATGATGCAGATATTTGTTCAGAACCAGATTGTGGTGGTTATGAGATTACAGAATCTACAAAAGCAACTGAAGAAGTTGAAGAAGGAAATGAATTCGGAGCTGCAAGAGCAGAAGCGATTGCAAAAGGTGAAAAGACATTTAAAGTAGGCGACGAAGAATATCCAGTAGAAGATGTTTCTAAAGAAGATGAAGAAAATGCTGAAGAATTTGTAGAAGAAGCAAAAATAGAATTACCTAAAACTATTAAATTAGACGAAGGTTTATCAGTTGCAGAGAAATTTGCAATCTTAATGAATAAATAATTTAAAGAGAGCGCTTAGCGTTCTTCTTTGCAAGTTTAAGAAACTCCTGTCTCTCATTGAGCAGGAGTTTTTTACATTCCTTTCGAAACTCAATTGAACTCTTTAGAATACGACTATCAATCATAGGTGCTTTTAATACATCACGATATTCTGGATGTACAAAGTTTTCTAAATCAAAATTCATAAATTTAGCAGTAATTGGTTTAAGACTTACTGCACATACCCAATCCAATGTATTACAGTTATCATATAATGTTACTAGGTCAACTAGTTTTTGATTACTGTGATCCCAATACTTTTTTGTTAATATAACACTTTTAACTGGTGGTTTTTGCATTCTAAGAACACATTGAACAAATCTATCGTCATCGGACCATCTTCTTATGTGTCGGTGTTCTATAAGGAACTTCCTGAAGAACTTCATCAATGGCGCTAGTATAATACCGTACCTATTTCGTGGATTAGGCCCAGATGTACGGGTGATCTTAATATGTGAATATGATTGTGCCATTTAATATATTTATCGTTGAAACCTTTCAGTACTTTTGTCATATAACAGGTAAACATATTATATACATGAAATCAATAAATCAACTTTTTACAGAAAAGTACAGACCGTCAAACTTAGACGAACTTATATTACCAGAAAGAGTAATGAGTAAATTCAAAGACGGCTTAGTCCAAAACATGTTGTTTGCAGGATCGCCTGGAACTGGTAAAACATCATGTGCAAAGGCAATTGTCAATCAATTTAAACTACCTTATTTGTACATCAATGCATCTACAGATACTTCGGTTGATGTGATTAGAACTAGGATTACAGATTTTTGTTCTACTGTTTCTATTATGGACGCACCCGGAATGTTTAAAGTAGTTATACTTGATGAGGTTGATGGTGTATCAGATCAATTCTTTAAAGCATTGCGTGCTACGATGGAAACATTCTCTAGTAATTCAAGATTTATTGCAACATGTAATTATATTAATAAATTACCAGATCCAATTCTTTCAAGATTTGAAGTTATTGATTTTGACTTTGACAAGACAGAGGAAATGGAATTAACAAAAAAATATATTAAAAGAGTTTATGAGATTTGTGGTAAAGAAGAAATGACAATTGAAAAACCAGCATTGGTTGAATTTGTTAAGAGAAACTTTCCAGATCTTAGGACTACGCTTAATAAATTACAAGGATATAAAACACAAGGAACTTCTAATATCACAGCAACTGATGTAAAGAAATTTAATTCAGTATATAAAGATGTATTTGAGTTGATTTTTAATGAAACTGATTCAGCAAAAAATTACCAATCATTAGTAGGTAATTATGCTAATAGAGTAGATGATGTATTACAAACACTAGGTGCAGAGTTTATTGAATATATTCAACAGGAGAAATCTCAATATATAAAACATATACCACAGATTATTATAACTGTAGCTAAACACCAAGCTCAAAGAGTTCATGTTATTGATCCAGTAATTACAATGTTAAGTTGCGTATATGAGATACAAAGTATAATTAATTCGTAAAATAATTAACAAATAATTTTTTAGTCTCAATATTTTTTAGTATATTAGACTAATATAAAGAAACATACATATGAAAGTGGGAAAACACACATTATTGATAGACGGTAATTATTTTGTATTCAGTAGACTATTTGTTCTACCAAAACCTAAAACAGGTCAACTGTTAGGCGATGATAAACAACGGTCACAGTTTATGAGAAAATTAGCCATTGACTTTGCATCAGAGATGCGTAAGTTGAAAATGTTCGTAGATGACGTAGTATTAACAGTAGATTCAAAATCATGGAGAAAGGATCTTTATCCTGAAGCAGGCTACAAGGGCACTAGAAAGCAGAGTAGCAGTGTAAATTGGACAAACGTATACAGCGTCTATGAAGAATTCCAAAAGATATTAGCCGATAAAGGCGTTACAGTGCATCAAATACAAGGAGCTGAAGCAGATGACGTTATATTTGGTTGGTCTACTGCGCTCAATAATAGAGGTAAATCATGTATCGTATGGTCAGGTGATAGAGATCTTATACAATTAGTTAATTATTCTAAAACAAACGATGCACATACAATGTGGTATTATAACACTAAGAAATCTTTGTATGCATATGAAGGTTTTGAAAGAGATATGTTAGAATCAGATGCAAAGTCTATGACTAACGACGATCTTCTATTTAACATGGGAGGTGAACACATGACAAGAGATACCTATCAATCCAATATAATGAATTGGATTAAAGATCTTAAAATAAATATAACAGAAGTTGATTGCGATAGATTTATTTTTAATAAAATATTAACTGGTGATAAATCAGATAATATACCTTCTGTAGTTACTTGGCAAAAGGAAATGAAAGGTGGCAAACTTAGAACGTATTCTATCACTGATAAATTAGCCGATACTATTTATGATCAATTCATTAAAGAACTAGATGGTTTTACTATAGAATATTTATTTAATACCGATCATAGATCAGCATTGACAGATATCATATACAGAGTCGTTGGACACACTAACCAGACACTAATTAAAGCATCATTAGCAAACAATATTGCATTAATGTTGTTACATATTAAAACTATACCAGATTCAATCCAACGTGCAATATACGATGCAATAGATAAGGATTGGGAAGGTGCTCTAGAAAATACAGAGCAATTTATGGATATGGAAAAGATATTAGAAGGAACCGATTGGTTAAAAGACAAAGTAGGATTTGGTGTTGATGCTTTCGCTGGAATGGATATTCCTAAAGAAACTAAAACTCCACCTATGAAACTAGTAGGCACAAAAACAAAACCAACTGCTCCTAAAAAAGAAGCAACTAAAAAGTTATTTTAATATGACACTGAGTGATTACATACACATAGAAGAAATATTAGCAGAGGCTAACGCACATGGTGTTAAGGTTGAGGTTATAGATCTTGCTATTAAAATAGAATTACTACATGACATGTCAAAGGTAGATGCACATCAACATGCATATAACACAATTATAGGGTAAACTTTACCATTTAAGAACATATAACTAATATGCTAGACGATACTAAATTATTTGATTTTGTGAAGATTATGTTCACAAAGCCACAATTATACAATAACATAAAAACACATACAAAGAAACGCCATCATTTCATGATCAATCGTTTCTTTGCTATTAAATATCCAACTAATGCTAATGCTTTCAATTTGAATGGAATAAACGGCGGTAATGTTGTAGAATCATGGTCAATGGTTGCACGAAGATTTAAAAGTGTACCCGGATGGTTTTATACAAAAACTAAAAAAGCGCCCAAAAAACAGGTTGATAAATATACACCTAGCGAAACTGCAATTGAATTATATCTATCAAAGAATGAGATAGGTATGAGAGAATTCAACGAATTAAAGCAATTCGCGAAAGTAGATTTATTCAATGATTTAAAAAAAATTGAAGAGCAAATAGATGTATACAGAAAATAAAGACGATTTTTCAGAGGTAATTGATATTACTCTATATAAATACAACTCGATTGATATCAAATTATGGGGTTTAATTAAAAGAGACGCTGAGTCTAAAAAATTAACAACAGATTCGCATCTTGTCCCAGTAAATAGGATGCAACAATATATGAACAAGTGGTTTTCTGCTGAGATTAATAGATTTCAATCAGTTGGTGATGTATCAATACATAAAGAAGCAACTTCTGTTTATTTTATTTGGCAACTACTCAACAATACTCCTAATTTAACATGGATTAAAGTTAATTTAAATAAAAACTTAAGTTATAATAGAATTGTCAATATTGATAAAATCAAAACAATTAGATATAACATAAAAACAGTCAGAGGTAGTTTTAGACTTTTTGATGTATTTGGTCCTAGAGAGTTAAATATAGTTAATGATATACTAGATCGTTGTAAACTATTAAATAATAATCAGATGTATAAGGTTTTTAAATTAAAAAAACTAATGGCAATACTCGATATGTATTTGAGTGAAGATTCTGCTAACGAAACATTTGGTTTAATAAACACCATAATTCAGAGTTTGGAACAATACGAGGGAGATGATCCAGAAATACTTTTAATAACTGATAGAAATTCAGATATATAATAAAAATAAGACTTGTAGTCAACTGTGTCAATGGTAAACAACTTTACAGCAAATCAAATAGGTGATTCATTTATTGCCAAACTAATTACTCCATATGAGGAAGTAGTTGGTATTAACATGTATACTATAGTTGCTGGCATAAGTACACCCAATACAGTTGGTACTTTATCAATGTCTGCGGGTAACCCAGTAGTTACAACCACACGCACTAATTTAGATATATTAATTGGTAACAAAATAATAGTAGGTAACACCGAATTTGAAATTGCATCAATACAAAATCCAAATACATTTACTGTAACCACACCACCTATATTTTCTGGGACAGGCCTTAAGTTTTATTATCCATTGGATGCTAATAATAATTTTAATTACGAATTTAAATGGTCACAAGAATCATTAGACAGTGATGGTGGTCAAATGTCAGAATATTCTACATTAAATACAGCAACAGGTCCAAATGATTTATTAGGTTTAGTTTTTGATCCTCTTAAACCATTATGGATTACTGTTAGGTCTACGGTTGACAGACTTTCTACTGCACATTCAGTATCACTACTTAGTCTTACATTCAATATAGAAACACAGGTCGGCACAATTGTATCATGTCCTCAGTATTGCACAGAGTGCACTGATCCTCTTACAATGGATGGATGTGCAAATATAATAGTATCATGTGATGAAAATCTCTTTGATCCTTATGCATTGCAAAAACCAATAAACATGTATAAACAGATAACTGATTTATCTACAAACATGTTCGGCCATAAAGTTAAATATTTCAGAGTAGAAGCAGATCAAAGATCACGTGATGTTATATTAATGGAATACTCTTTATATAATGTAAAAGAGAGTGGAGAATTTAAAGTAATGGTTCCTGATAATGAAATGCCAACCAATGATTTCAGATTTGATATTTATGGAATGGGATTTGAGGATTTTGAAATTCACGTAACTAAAACTCAATTTGAATCTATTTTTGGTGCAAATAAATCTCCAAAAAGTAGAGATTATTTGTATTTCCCGATAATGAATAGAATGTATGAAGTTAGTTCAGTGTCTTTTGCAGATGAATTTAATATGGAACTTACATATTGGAAAGTATTGCTTAAAAAATACGAAGATAGAACCAGTTCTATTCATACAGATACTGTAGTTGAGCAAGAGGTCAGTGATTTAATCACAGGATTAGATGAGGTATTTGGTGAAGAAATTCAAGATGAGTATGTTCAAGTTAGTAAACCAGAACAATATCAAACTGTCTTTACTTCAGTTAGTGATGGTATTAGAGATAGAATACATAATAGTCTTTCTATATTAGATACTGAAATCAGAAATAAATGGACGATTGTTAGTAAAAATACATATGATCTTAGTAGTATTAAAGATATTGGAATAGAAGCACTTGTATATAAAAGAAAATCAGTACTAGCAACAGATGATAACTTAGCAATCACGTTATGGTTTAAGCCTAGTTTAACTGTTACAAATCCTAATGCAACACTTATTGATGGGAGACTTAATAATAAAGGTTTAAAATTATCGACAGCATCAGATAAATTATCTTTACAAATAAATGAAGATACACATGAGTTTGTATATAACAGTGCATTGTCTTCAGACGCATGGTATGGTTTAGTTGTTAATTTAAATAACAAATATAATAAATTAACGGCATCCGTATTTAAACTAGAACCTGGTAATAATTTATTACCAGCAAATACTACACAAGAAAGTATTACTAAAATACTAGATGAATCTAAATCCATCTCATCTTATGGATGGTCAACTTCTAAACAATGGTGTCTTATGCCAGGTCAATTAAAATTGACTAATGTTAGAATGTTTAAAAAGCCTATAGAAGCTGAACAAAGAATTAACATACTACAGCAGTATATAGTGAGAGATAACCAATTTGCAACCATTATCGACAACGCAATTCCTTCTATACAACTGAGACGTTACAATCAAGCGAGATAATACACATCTAATATAGGTTGATATATAACCTATAAATAATAATTTATGAGCGAAGACAAGAAAAAGAATATATCTGAACAAGCGGATCAAATCCGTAGAGAATTAGATGACTTAATAGGAGACACTAATGTATTAGATGTCGAGACTGATCCAGCGGATCTTCCGATGAAACAGCCACGTGTCGATATAGTACCAAGAGTTAGTTATGAAGAGTTAAAATCAGGTGCCACAAAAAAGGCAGCTAAGACTATAACAGCACTTATGAAGTTTTATCTAGATGCAGATATAATAGAGAAAGACGAATATATTCAGGCCAAGAAACAAATGGATGAGATGACAATGTCATCATTGATCTATCAACTACAGGCTGGAGAAAGAGCATTAACAACACTTTTACAAACAATTGATGATGGTGAATTAGCACCAAGAATGTTTGAAGTTCTTGCGACTTTACAAAAATCAATGTTAGATATAATCAAATCACAAACAATGTATCTTATGGCTTCTGAAGAATCCACAAAGAGAATTGCAAGAGATATTGAGATATACAAGAAAAGAGATGATGTTAGAGAAATAGAAGAATCTGGCGGAAGCACAGAAAATAAAAATCTTCAAAGAGGTACAAAAGATTTAATGGCTGCAATTCAAGCGGGTATTAAAAAGGATGCGCTAGAAGATATAGAGGATATTGAAGCAACAGAAGAATAATGAGTGACAATTACGTAGGAGATAATAAGTGGATCCCCAAAGAAGAAGGGGATATAATGGCAGAGAAGATTGTTTGGTCTACTAAACAGGTTGATGATCTGATGGTAGCTATGGATCAAGGTTTTAGACCTAAGGTTGCTATGCCATTTTATGAAGGTAAAAACTTTCTACGTAAAGGTAATATTGTATTTGAATATACTGATGATGAAGTAACTGAACTAGCACGATGTGCAACTGATATTGTTTATTTCGCAGAGAGATACGCAGTAGTAATGACAGATGATGGTATTCAACAGGTAAAACTTAGAGAATATCAAAAACGAATGTTAAGAAACTTTCAAGAAGAAAGATTTAATATAGTTTTAGCTTCTCGTCAAATGGGTAAAACAGTTACTGCCAGTATTTTTAATGCATGGTACCTTATTTTTAACACAGATAAGAATACTCTACTACTTGCCAATAAATCAGATTCAACAAAAGAAATTATTGATAAAGCTAAGGTTGTTGTAGAAAATGTACCATTCTTTATGAAACCTGGAATCATTAAGTACGATGTCATGAATGTTAAGTGTGATAATGGTTGCAGATTAGTTGGACAAGCAACAACATCTAAAGCAGGTATTGGATTTACGATTCATAATCTATATCTAGATGAGTTTGCACATATACATCCAACAATTGTAGATGCGTTCTATGAAAACGTATACCCTACGTTATCGGCATCTAAGGTATCACGTATCACGATTACATCAACTCCGAATGGATTTAATAAGTTCTATCAAATATATGCCGCAGCAGATCGTGGCGACAATGAGTACAAAGCAATGCGTATTGATTGGTGGGAGCACCCAGATAGAGATGACGCATGGTATCAAAGAGAACTCGGTAACTTAGGAAGTATAGAAGCATTTAATAGGCAATATGGAAATGAATTCGTTTCATCTTCTAATTTATTATTAGATCCTATAGATTTGAAGAAAATGCGCAAGCGCATGCAGACATATGTTTATCATGATCTTGAAGAATTTGATGATATTAACATAGATGTTAAAGGTCATTTGATGTGGGATCCTACATTTGATTTAGAATCTACAAAAGCACCAGAAAACTTCTGGTTACTTTCTGTAGATATTGCAGAAGGTAACGGAGGTGATTATTCTGTAATTAATTTATTTCAAGTGATACCGATGAATAAAAAAGAAATTGGGCTTTCACAGAATCCAGGTGCAATGTATGATTTTTTTAAAATAAACCAAGTCGGTATATTTAGATCAAACGAACATGTTATTGAAGATTTTGCCAAAGTTCTATATACACTATCGACTGAGATATTCTATAATGAAAATGTAAAATTAATAGTAGAATACAATACATATGGTTCTGTATTATTTCAATACTTAAGATCTGTGTTCCCACAAAGAAACGATTTTGATGATGAGATGGTGGTTAAATTTAGACATAGACATGATTCTAAAACATTAAAGGCTGGAATAAAAATTAAATCTGATAATAAAGCAATATTTTGTCAGAATTTCGCCAAACTGTACAAAATAAATAGGATAAATATAACAGATGAAACTACAATAAACGAAGCTAGTCTATTTGGTGGTTTACCAAGAGGTGGTTACGGAGCTCAAATGGGGAATGATGATACTATAATGACCGTCATTAGTTCTACTGAATTCTTTAACACAACAGATTATGCGGATTACATTGAAGAACTTCTAGATTTTATAGATCCAGATTTACACACAGAGATGGAAAGAGTATTATATAAAGACAGTATTTCAGATGGAGATCTACAATATGATATTTATGACCTTATCTAAATAAATTACGAAAGAAGAATAGATATATAATAAAAGTAAAAAAAAATAAATAAGAACAACTATGGCATTAAGTCCTCAATTATTACAGTTCAAAAGCTCAGGCGTATATCGCTTAGAGTTTGACAAATCACAAACGGTAAACATCCCGGCTGAAACTATTAGATTAGTTGTAGGTAGATCTAAAAAAGGTCCATACAACACACCAGTATTTATTGAAAACATTGAGCAATTTACTCAAGTATTCGGAGGTATTGATAAATCTTTAGAAAAAAAAGGAATGTACTTCCACAGATCATGTATCGAAACTCTTTCAAGAGGGCCAATTTTAGCGCTTAACTTGACAGCAGCAGATGCAGCTGATAGAGTGGCATTAGTATCTCCAGCAACTAACTCTTCACAAGAAGGTTTAGCAGCTAAAACTGCTTCAGTACAATATAGCAGTATTTTTGATACAGATAAATTTTGGGTACCATCTGATCTTAAAACATTAGAAGCGGCATCTAATACTGATGATGAATCAAACAACGCTATTACATTTGCTAATATCAAACAAGAACCTGTTACAGTTATCGTAAGACAAGCTGCTAGTACTGCAGGTTTTGAAATGACAGCAAGAGAATGGTATGGAGAAGGAAATGTTCCTGAAGGTATCGAAGATTTAGAATACGTATCAGACTATATGGTTGATGTATTTGTATTTAAAGGATCATTCGATGCTACAATATTGCAAAATGACCCTACTTACGGTGCATTCTTTAACAACAAAGGTCTTTATAGATCAGAGCTTGCTAAATTTACAGCATTAAGAGAAGTTAGTTTACTAGCGCAATATACTGGATCAGTTATTCCTGAATTTCAAGATCAAGAAGGTAGACAATTATACATTGAAACTTTAATTAACTTAGAAGCAAGAAGAACAGGTTTATTTTGTGCAATCAACGAAGATGCATTGGAGCAAATTGATTTTGTTGGTAATAACTTTAATATCTACCAAGATTATAAAGTATTGTCACATAGAGTTGAACAAGATGCAACACCAGAAGCAATTGCAATAGCAAAAGAATTACACGTTGACGGTGATACATTAACTATCAAAGACATAACTGTTGGAGACGTTTCAACATTAGGTATACTTGATAGCGGTTTCTTAAGAGCATCTATAGACGGAGAATATACACCAATTTATAGTATTTCTGCTAACGGAGGAGATGTTGATATTAAAGCCGATTCGGCAATTAAAAAATCAACATATGAAACGTTTGCAGCAGGAACAGCAGCATCATTTCATGCAGGAGCAATAACAGTTGTTGACGGAGATATCTTTATCGCATGTCCATCAGTTGGATCAGATCCAGCGGGTAAATTACTTACATCAGGAAATCTTACACTTGGTAATTTCTTATTAGCTGCAAATGGAGTTGATTACGTATCAATATCTCAAGTAACAGAATTGCACAATTTAGGTGGAATTAATGTTGTAAAGATTTCAGCAGAAGGTGGTGAAGCATTTAGCTCAACATATGCAAATGCATCAGAAACTTCTCTTACAGCTTATATAAGAGCAGCATCTGCAACTTTTGAATTTACTACAATTGATCCTAACTCTAGAGCGGTTATGTTACCTACATTATCAGGTAATTATTCGTTCTCTGCATTAGGAGCGGGTGTATTTTCATTATCTGCAACATTAGAAAACGACACATATGACTGGAAAACAATATCAGTAGGAATGTACATACCAGCTGATGAAGGTAAATTAGCTAGAATTAAGAGAATAATTAAAACAGTTGTTGGAGGATCAAACGTCTATAAATTTGAATGTCACAGACCGGTTTCTAGTAGACCAGCATATGCACTTAAAAGATATGAAGAAAGTACAACTACTTATACTATGTTCCCATTAGCGGCTGCAACACAATCAGCAAAATCAATCGCTGAATTATTAACTCAATTAAAACCAGGTAACGGTTTATCTAACACTTTAATTGACAAAGATGCAATAACATACAGATATGTCGTTGATACATTTGGATCATTAGAAAATGGAGGTATCATTAACAAAGAAGAAATTACTCAACTTTGTAAAGAGAGACAAAATGCTTCTGCAATTCTTAACGCACCAATGGTGAAAGAATTTAAAGCAGCAACTAATCCTTCTTTTAAAGATGCAAACACTGGAGCATTTGAAACAAGATTAGTAGCAACAGGTGGTAATTTAGAACTTAACCCTACAGCTATCTATTCATTACCAAGTATTAATGAAGGTGCAAACTTCGGTTTCTACTATTCACCAGGACTTAATGTATTAGAAAATGGTAGATCTAAAGTTATTCCACCAGCAGCATATATCTCTAACAACTATATCGACAAATATTTAGACGCATTACCATGGTCTATCATTGCAGGACCAAGAAGAGGTGTTGTAGGTGGTACAGGTGTACAAGGTTTAGAATTTGCATTTGATAAAAACGATAGAGATTATTTAGAGCCATTTGGAATTAACCCAATCGTATTCGAAAGAGGAGTTGGTTTAACTATCAAAGGTAATAAAACTGCACAACAATCAGTTCAATCAGCATTATCTTCTGCTCACGTAAGAGAAGCGATGATCTACATTGAAGATGGTTTAGCAGAAATATTGAAGAACTACTTATTTGAGTTTAACAATGCTCAAACTAGATTAGAGATTAAAACTTTAGCAGATTCATTTATGGAATCAGTTAAGAAAGACGGAGGTGTGTATGACTATAGAAACACTATGGATGGTACAAACAACACTAATGAAGTAATTGACAACAATATGGGTATTTTAGATACATTTGTTGAGCCAGTTAAAGGTCTTGAAATCTTAGTATCGAGAGTAACAATTCTAAATACGGGAGAAATTGCAACCGGAAACTTTGCATAACAAAATAAGATATATAAAATAAACACATACAAATTATGGCATTACCACATTATTCAGAAGATCAAACAAGCAAGAAAGGTAAGAACTTCGAACCAGTACAGGCTAACCTTTTTGAGGTAACAATTTTACCTCCAGACGGAGTTGCTGGACAAGAGTTATTATTACAACATGTAAATACTATTGGAGGTCTTGCAGGTTTACATAAAGATGTTGCTGCTATCTCACAGAAGTATAAATTCGCTACTAGATCATACGCTGGTATGGTAGATGATACTTCACTAGAAATAGTTGTTAACTTTTCATTGAACTTAAATGATTCTAACCAAGCGTATTTATACAAAACATTACGTCAATGGTACAGAGCACAATATAATCCAGAAACTGGTGAAATGGGCTTGAAAAAGAATTACGTAGGAACTATTGTAATTGTACAATTCAACAGAGAAGGTGACATTTGGAGAAAAATCACATTAGATGATTGCTTTATCATTTCAGGACTTGGATTTACAGATGCATTAGATTATTCATCAGGAGATGTACAAACATTAGAGATCACTTGGAAATCTGATGTGTACGCTGAAGAAGTAAACTAAACTAAATTAACTACTAATAAGAAGGTATCAAACGATATCTTCTTATTTTTTGCAAGATAAATATAATATATTATTAACATACCAAAATATTATGAATAACCACAAATTAACAAAAAAACTTCAAGTCCTTCTTACTGAGGACGAAGTGGCTGGTGTTAATCGCTGCATCTTAAATGATGCTGTAGATACTGAGACTAGACCAGTTTCAGTGAGTGCATGGATTAGAGACTTAATAAAAAAAGAACTAAGTATTAAATTCAAGGAACAACAGTCTTATATTAAAAACAAAGTAAAAAACCTTAATAACAAATAACATGAGCGAAGATTTAAACAAAAAAGAAGAAGCTGCAAAAGCAATGTTAGAGGCTAGAGATAATATCAACAGTACTAAAACAAACGATGATACAGTAGAAGATGTATCTGCAGAAATGTTAACCGCCGTCGATTCTACCGGATTGGGTAAAGTTAGCATGGACAATTTTGGTCAATCAAGGCCAGAAAGAACTGCGGATCAGTTCTTAGGTTGGATGGTTCTTGATCAAGAAGAATTACCATCAAAGGGTAAATTCTATCCAAGTGGATGTGTGATTAAGATCAGATCAGCGAGAGCTGCTGAAATTAGACACTTTTCTACAATGGACGAAAACAACTACATTGATATGGAAGAGAAATTAAACCATATTGTAGAAATGTGTACACAAATAATGATCGGTGATAAGAGAATGTCATACAAAGACGTGTTAGAAGAAGACAGAATTGTACTTTTACTAGCAATCAGAGATCTTACTTTCCCAGAACCAGAAAATAAGTTAATTCTTAAAGGAAAAACAGAACACTCTAAACAAGCAGTAGATATTGAATTAGCTAGTAGATATTTAGTTGCCACTGAAGTCCCGACTGAAATAGAAGCGTATTATAGTTCTAAAGAAAGAACATACGTTATAAAAACTAGATCTGCTGGTGAAGTTAGAATGCGTCCACCATCAATTGGTGTAATGCAAGAAATTACTAAATATTTAAAAGATCGTCAGGAAAAAGAAGTTGAATTTGATAAAGCATTTATACAGGTATTACCTTATATCACGCCAGATTGGAGACAATTAAACTTACCTAAAATCTTTAATTTAGAAGTTGATTACAAATCATGGGATCAGAATAAGTTTATGGTTATCTATAGACTAGCTGAAAAAATGAAAATTGGAGTTGAAACAACACTTGAAATGGAATTCGAAGGGGAGATCGCAAAAGCCCCTCTTGACTTCCCAGGTGGCATCAAAAGTCTTTTCATTATTTCAGATCTCGCTGGAGAATTACTTTAAGACTAAGTTCTATCTGGGCATACATCTCAGAATGCAACCTTCAGAAATAGAAAATTTATATTATTATGAATTTCACTATTATTTAAAAAATCTGACGGAATACATTAAAGAGAAGAATAATCAGAATAAGGATCAAGAAGAACAACAGGCGCAACAACAGAACAATATGAGTTCTAAATATAAAACGCCTGCGATGCCTAAGATCCAGAATATGAAAGCACCTTCAATGAAGATGCCTAAATTCTAAAGATATATAAAGAGTATAGATAAACGCTACACAAAAGTAGCGTTTGTCTTATACTAAAAAAAGATTCATATAACTTGGCTCAATTAATTCCAAAATTTTTAAGCAGCGCATTCGAAAGAATGGGCAAAAGTGACAAATCACTAGAACAAGTAGCAATAAACACAGGCCAAACTGCAGCCGCAGTTTCGGTAGGTGGCGACTTGTATGAAAAAATGGAAGAGCTTGTTAAGGCACTTAAAGGCGACACTGGTAAAGGTGGCGGCAAAGTTTCCATTAAAGAAGCATTAGTTCTTAGAATTACTGCAGGTGCATTAGAACCAATAGGACTTGGTTTAGGTGTAATTATAGATGCTTTAGAAAGAGCACCTGAAGGTAAAGAACTTAAATTAAAAATGGAAGCTCTTACTAGTGGTCTTTTAGCATTGGGAGATATAGGTTACTCTATATTAAAATTCGCAGCAATGATGATTTTAGCGTTACCTTTATTAATAGTAGCCGGAGTGGCTATGTTAGTAATAGTACCTCTATTGAAATTAATGGTCGATGGACTGATGTGGGCTACCAAAAAACTTGATAAGAAACAACTCAAAAAAATAGCCATGCTTGGTGAAATTGGAGTTAACATATTAATACTAGCAGTGAGTTTAGTATTAGTTGGATTGTTAGCAACATATGCACTCAAAGGTGTGTTAGTAGCTGCTGGTATCATGTTAGGTCTCGCAGGTATTATGATGGTTCTAGATATAATGGGATTTGATCCGAAAGGCATGAAAGAATTTGCTAAAGGATTAAAGGATTTATCGCTAGGACTTTTAGGACTGACTGTATCTTTGGTAATAATAGGATTCTTAAGTGAATATATTTTAGCAGGTTTAGGTACTGCAATTTTAGTTATTGCTTCTATTGCCGGAATATTTTGGGCGATGAATGAAATAGGTGTTACTGGGGCTATAGAAGAAACTGGTAAAGCACTTATATATGCAGCCGGAGCAATTTTATCAACATCAATAGCAATAGTATTATCACATATGATATTAGGTGCAATTGGATTCACCGAGGTTGCTAAAGTTCTTTTAGTAGTTGCAGGTGTTGCGGCAGCATTTGCTTTAATAGGAACATTTAGTGATAAAATAGAAGGTGGTGGAAAAGCAATGTTATATGTTGCTGGAGCTATATTAGCGGTTTCAATCGCAATTTGGTTCATGAACATGATCTTAGGAGATTTTGATACAGATGACGTAATGAATTCATTTAGAGTTCTTGCAGTCATTGGAGGTATAGGTATTGTCTTCGCACTTGCAGGATTAGCCGAGAAACAAATTAAATCTGGATCCATCGCAATGATGTTTGCGGGTGGTGCAATGATAGTAATAGCTATTGGTGTATGGGCAATGACCAAGGCATTAGAAGGAGTTAAATGGGAAGATCTTGGAATGATAGCCGCAGTTATAGTTGGGGTTGGATTAGCATTTGGAATAGCGGGAGCAGGTCCAATACCGTTAGCAATAGCATTAGGTTCTGCCGCGATGATACTTGCAGGCGCAGCTTTAATAGTAATAGCAATAGGTACAGCTTCAATGGCAGCTGCGGTTAAAGGTATTACATCGGAAGAAGTTCTCACAATGGGTGCAATTATTGCAGGTATTGCAGTTGCAATGGCTGCAGCAGGTTTAGCATCTCCACTTATTATACTAGGTTCTGCCGCAATGATAATTGCAGGTGCAGCTACTGTTTTATTAGGAGGTGCATTAGCTATACTTAGTACAATAAACTTTAGTAAATTAGGAACACTTTCGCAAAAGGGTACTAAAGCATTTGATTGGTCAGGAGAAAGAGGATTCTTTGGAGGTAAAAAGACAAACTTTGAAACTGCAATGGATGCCATCGCAGATGGTATGTCACTAAATCCACTTTCAATTATAGGTATTGCAACAGGCGCACCGATGATATTATTAGCGGGTACTGCTTTGATAGCAATTTCCCTCGGGCTTCAAAAATTTGCAGAAATAGCCAAAACTGCAGATCTTTCATCATTGAAAACAAATATGCAACTTATTGTGAGTGGTCTAGCGGACACATTTGCAGAGGTAGGTAATAAATATCCAGGTGGAGGTAAATCTTTGTTATCCGCATTAACAGGAGATACTTCTGGTCAATCAGTAGTTGCAATGGGTATTTCTGCCGTAGGTGGAATGGGTAGTGCACTTACAGGTATTGCAATGGGCGTACAAGCTATGGCAATGCTTAAATTCCCTACAGGATTTGATAAAGATGGTAAACCAACAGGATATCAAACAATAGATTTATCAACAGCGGTTCCAGCATTAATAGCCAATACTAGATTAATAGTAAATGGTTTAACCGCTGTATTTGCAGAAGTTGGTGGAGGCAAAGCAGCTCAAGGTAGTACTTGGTTTACTAGTAGTACATATGAAAAGGGTATTAACGTTGTTAAAAAGATGGGTGAGCCTCTTTATAATTTAGCAAATGGAGTACAGAACATGGCCAATCTTAAATTTCCTACAGGATTTGATAAAGATGGTAAAGCAACAGGATATGAGTCTATATCTAGTGTTGACAAAATAGTTGACGAATTATCTAAAAATACAAAAGCATTGATCCTCGGCCTTTCTGGAGTCTTTGAAGAAGTTGGTGCTTCTGGTGCTGGTGATGGTGGTGGATGGTTCTCTTCATCTAATTTTGAAAAAGGAGCACAGATCGTTTTAGATTTAGCTGCACCATATACAAGTTTAGCAGGAACTGTTGATAATGTAGTAAAAATTACATCTAAAATAACAGACGCTGTAGATGTTAGAGAAAAAGTTACAGCAATAATAGATGCTATCACAGGTACAGGTGAAGATGCTTCAGTTATAAAAGCTAAAGCTACATTAGTAGCTACTATAGGAGGCACATATAAGAAATTAGGTGTAGCAATTCCATTAATAATAGATTCTATTGCTCAATTTACAGTAGACAAGGCTAAAGCATTTGCAAGTATATTTGGAGGAGAATCTGATCCTGAATCATTCGGTGCTAAAAGTAAGTTTTTGAATACTTTAAAACATGCATATTTACAAATGGCAATTGCCATTCCACTAATCGTAGGATCAGTAGGAACAGTAGACGCAGCTCAATTAGATGCATTTACTGTAATATATGGTGGTTCAATGGAATCAGGAGATCTTAGTTCAAAAACAACATTATTTACTGAAGTAGGTAAATCATATGAAAGAATTGGAAATACAGCTCCAAAATTAACAAATGCAATTAATTCTTTAGACATAGACAAAGCAGAGGAATTTAGTAATCTATTTGTTGGTAGAGTTAGTATGTTAAGGCCAATTGCAGGATACGAAGCTCAAACAGAACTTTGGGAACAAATAGGTTCAAGCGTTAGTATGTCAGGTAATAGTATGCCTAAAGTAGCAAACGCAATAAATGCAATTGATTTAACCAAACTTGTTGAATCTAGAAAGATGTTTGAAGCATTAGGAGTACTTTCACATGGTGGTTCACCTGGTGATGTATTAGCTCAAATGGGAGAATCATTAGAAGATGCCTTAAATAATCTAGCATCTATGCTAAATGAATTTAAAGATACTGTACAAGCAGGTAACGAAGAACAAGGTGGAATAATTTCCAAAATTGGAGATACTATTTCTAAAGTCACTGGTATCGGTGGTTCTAGTAACTCAAGCAGTCCTAGTCCACGATCAACGCCTTCTAAAATGACAGTTACATTAGATGCAGCATCTATATCACAACTTAAAAAAGGTGGTTTCGGCGGCGGTAGATAATTATTGAAACTTATTGTGTTATGTTTGTATAACATTTAAATACAAATAATATGATAACTACAACATCGTCTCAGTACAATAGTTCTACATTAAAATCAGCATCTTATAATTTTGAAACTAAAGTTCTTTTAGTTAATTTCAATTTTGCAACATATCTATATAAAGATGTCGCAGAACTAGATTGGAATTTATTTAACACAGCAAAATCACAAGGTATTGCACTTAACACTTATATTAAAAACAAGTATGAGTTTGAGAAAGTAGAAGCAAAAGCAGAAGGAATAGGAAGTTTGTTAGACGAACTACCACCTGCAGATTATCAACTAGGAAATTAAAACAAATAAATAAACACATATATGGAACAAGCATTAGCATTTTTTACAGGAGTAATAGGAACACTAATGATATTTGGTATAGTTAAACTTATATTATCAGGTAATCGTCTTCGTCATCTAGAAGACAAAGTAGAATCATTAGAAGATGATTTAGAAAACATACATGATTGGGTAGACGATATAGAAGAGGAGACACAAAGATTAACAGAAGCATTAGATGTAAGAATTGATGGTGAAATTGATAGAGTAGACCGCATGTATGACGAGTTAGAAAAATGGGCTACTAGAGAATTTAATACATGTGAACAAAATGTAGATAGTACTAGCAATCACTTGGATAAACTTATTGACGGTTTAAAATCCAAATGTGAAACATTATATAAAAAGAAAAAAGGATAAATAATAAAGGATAAATAATAACTTAGGAGGATTGGACAGTGGTTGTCAAGCGCTCTTGAAAAGCGTCGGGTGTTAAAGCTTTGCAGGTTCGAATCCTGTGTCCTCCGCCACTGAAGCTTCATCGAAAGATGAGGCTTTTTTTGGGCTTTAATTGAAAATAAACACACAAAAGTTTTTTTATGTCAATTATTTGTGGTATATTAGTAGTATACTAATGGAGGTTACTCCAC